CCTACGCCAGTACCAGCCAAAGCAATGTTTAGTGTTTTCTTAGGCAACCCCCCATTCGTCGCTTTGTTAAGGTAGTCGAGATCGAATGGGACTCTATCTTCCTTTGTGTGGTAGAAGTCATAGCGTGAACTCGCATCCTCGAGGAAGTCATGACCAATATGTGTGTCAAACGATACAGCAAGTGCATCGGAGAGTATCTGAGGTATTGACCCCTTTGAGGTTTTCCCAGAGCTGTCATCAAGAATCCCGATTGACGCCATGATCGCATTATAGATTGCTTTGTCTTGACAGAACTTTTCTGTTTGGTCCAAGAGCCAATCGATTTTGGTGTCTTTGTCTTGTGCGAGCCCACTAATCAATTCCTTGCAGTTCTTGAAGACGTCTTCGTTGATACCTTCTGTATTAGCCAAATCAATAGCCATAACCTCCTTTGTAGGAAAGGAGTTGTACTTGTCTACATATTCTTTAATGAGTCTAAATAACGCTTTTTGATCCTGCGGTGCGAAATATTCCTCTTTGAGAAAGGGTATGCACTTGCGAGCGTATTCTTCATTATATACCAAACCCCTAAAAATCGCATTTTCAATCGCCATATCCACCTATTCTCCCGTACATCTTTTGCAAACTTCGTCAGCCTCGGTGAACCTATTTCCACCGAGGGTCTTAATGGTGATGTATAATTAAGAAGCTTTGACATTCAAAATACCTAGTGTAAAGTTCTCAGCTGCATCTTCTGCATATCTAAGACTCCTGCCAGGAAAAGAAATTGTATCTACAATTTTCAATCCACTCAGGTGTACGTCATAACACTCGACAAAATAGCATTGAGTTTTAACATCAACACATACTAGAGCCTTCTTATAATGATCATCGCTCCAAAATTCAGATAACACCTTACTCATCTTCACTCTCCATAATAGCGCCCATAGCCATCTTATACTTGTTCTCGATATGTTTAGCAAAGTCAGTTTCAATAAACATCTTCTTCCAAAATTCACCATTGTCAACAATATCACCAGCTCTCATTGAGGGCTGACGAACTTCGCCAGTATCTCTATCCACCGTAGCATACCATCCATTTTTAGGTTTAACAATGTAGCCACCATCAAGAGCGACATCGAGCAAGCCAGACCAGCGATTAATACCTCCTTCGAATGAAACAGTGATAGGAATTCTAGACTTTTCTTTAACATAACGCGACTTCTCCACATTAATTACGAAGTGATAACCAGAAATACCATCGGCGTCCTTCTCCTGCTGACGACCAAGGATCCAAATATTATCAGAACCATAGTACGACCCAGTACCACCACCGACAATATCCTTGGGATAAAGACCAATCTCTTTATAGGTGTGATTAATCACAGCCATAGGAATATCCTTGAGCGTCAAGTGTGGTGTGATCATACGAAACAATGATTTCATCTGCTTGGCTCGAGTCATATCAGCAACGCTTTTACCATCGAGCGCATCATCAACTTCCTTCTTAGAAGCGAGATTACCGATAGAGTCAATAACAATCATCACATGATCTTCACGAGTAAGACTCTTCATTTGCTGCATGATATCAAACTTCAGTTCTTCGACATCAGTGATCGGTGTATGTACTACAGAATCGAAAGGAATATTAAAAGTGCTAAAATATGACTGAGGAGTACCAAACTCAGAATCATAAAAGAGAATAATTCCATCTTTATACTTCTTTAGAAAAGAGGAGGCGAGTAGCAAAGCAAATCCAGTCTTGAAATGCTTTGATGGTCCAGCCAACATAGTTAAGCCAGGAGTAATACCACCATCAACACTACCAGACAACGCAACGTTGATCATTGGTACAGATGTAGGAATCATATCTTTCTTGGTGAAAATCTTGCTATCAGTAAGTGTTGCAGTCAAATCAATTGTAGAATTTTTAATCAAACGATCTTTAAGCGACATACCGTATCCTCTATTAAATGGGTTTTGGGCTTCGTGTGGACTTCTATGAAAAAACCAATCTATTAACATAGTATACCTTATAATATAGCATTTGTCAAGATTTAATATAGTCATCCATCTTCTTGATGAACGCCTGTATTTTCTTTTCTCTATCTGGCCAAACAATAGTATCCTTCTCAGGATTTTTCATTAGGTTATTAAGCAAAGGCATAATCATCTTTCTTAGTCCTTCAACTTTGTCGTTGGCTTCTGTTTTAATATCTTCGGTATGCGAGAAAGAAAAACCGAAGTCGTTGTCGTCATCTGTTTTAGCCAAAGAAATCCTCCAATGTTGCGCGCTGCTCAACTTCCCAGTCGATAACTTCTGTAATTGAGCGCAGTGGTTCTACAAAGCTTTTACTAAATTGCATTTCACGATCAATATACTTATCAAGGTTAAATTCTTTTGGTAATTCATCAGGCGTAGCAATAACAGTATCACCGATAGGATTGGGTAATTTTAGATAAGCAAACTTAACTTTGTCTCCATCCATGATGGGTGGTATGGTTTTCACACCTTTAGTTTTTAGTAGGTTATTGAAAAGCAATGCACCTTTAACTTGGATAGGAGTACCCTTGATATATATTTCTTTCTTGCTAGAATACTTACTCATACCTTTAATGCCACGAGGGAAAGCAACTTGCTCGAAAGGAAGATTAAGGAACTCTTCACGAAACTTAGAAACGAATTCCTGGAGATCAGATTCTGATTCGTTCATAATGATAGATAGAGCCTGTTTAATTTTCTCGCGACAAACATGAGGAGTTGAAGAACGAACAGCTTCAATACCCTGAATCTTCAGCTTTGGCTTATCGTACTGAACGCCTTCGACGTTCCAAGCGTTGAGGATATACATTTTCTTTTTGCGCCAAATGCCCTTGTTGGCGATAGTCTCACGCTTCATCTGCATCTTCTGCTGATAAGCATTCATCATACCAGCAAGTTCGTCGTAGCATGAGTTGATATAATGCTGGATCTTCTTCTCACAGAACTGATCAATCAACTTTACAGCTTCAAGTTCATCACTACCTGCAGGAATCAATCTATCAAAGGTAACATAGATCGAGTCAGTATCAGAAGCAACTACAAAGTCAACATCTTTTGTTTTACAAACCTTGTTCATAAACTCGTTCATCTTCTTCTCGATGAAACGAATAGAAAGCTGACCAGACATAGTGATAGCTTCTGCATTGTTGAAGCTGAACCAACGGAAGTATCGATTACCGAGCGCACCGTAAGCTGAGTTAAGCTGAATTTTCTTCGCCATTTGCATATTATGATAGCGAGCGATTAGCATTTCATCCTCACGAGCATGTGTTTGCTCATAACGCTTCTTGGCTTCGATCATCAACTTCTTATACTTTGTACGGTCGTCGTACATTGTTTCCATAAGCTGAGGTAGAAACCCTTGCTTGTCCTTATGATAGATGCAACCGTTCGCTGCGATAGCATGCTCACAGTTATGTGTCATTGTTCCTTCAAGCAAACTATCGATAGAGTTAAAGTTAGGTAAACGAGTGATGAATGTTTCTGGGCTGATATTATACTGCATAATCAAATGTGGATAGAGGCTGTTCAAATCGAATGATACAACCCACTTATACAAACCTGGGACAGGTTCCTTCACGTGACCACCAACAAGCTCGAACTCCTGCCTAGAAGGTTCGAACTGAGGAATGACAATACGACGATCAAGCAGATAGTTATGAATGATTACATCCCATGGACGAACAGTAGTCATAGTGTCATGATAGTTTACCTTGGCGTCATATGCGAGCGCCATCACCTGTTCGATAAACTTAAGTTTCTCATCAAGTTTATCAACAAGAACACAGTCGTAAATATTATACTCGATAAACTTTTGAAAGTTATTCTTATACAATTCAAGTAGCGAACCATACTCTGAGTAATCGATCTTTTGCTCATCCAGCTCAACTTGAGAAATATAATCTAGCTTATAGTTCTCTTGGTTACCGAATGAAAACTTACGATACAACTGATAATAGTCAAGAACAGCAATACCAGCTGGAGTGTATGTTTGATTTTGTTTGCCTTTGAATTCAACTTCTTTCTCGTCAAGAATAAGCCAAGGAGATAGCTTCTTAGCATACTCTATGCCTAGTACGTTCTTGATACGATTGACCGTGTAAGGAATGTCGAAGAACTCTATGTTCCAACCAGTAACAACATCTGGCTTCCAAGTAGGATGATTCCACACTTTGATAAATTTATCTAGCAATTCGAATTCATCTTTGCAACGAATATACTTGGTCTCATCATTGTGCTCAATATATTCTCCGCAACCGAACACAATGTTCTTGCCATTCTTACGTAGAGTTATAGCTGTGATTTCTTTATCAGCCTTCTGAATATCAGGAAACCCCTCGTCAGCTGCACACTCGATATCGATAGTTACTACTGAAATAATCGACGGATCGTAATTGATCTCGCCGTTGTAATAGTCATACATAAACACATATTGATAGTTGTTCAGCCCATAATAATCAAAATTCGATACGTCTTTATATTTCTCACAAAAATCACGTGCGTCCGAAATAGACTCGAACTGCATTTTATCAACTTGCTTACCATCTAGTGTACGATAAAACCCATCCTTCTTAGGAAGAAAGAGGTATGGCTTATACTTCTCGATAAATTCTACACGTTGACCGTCTTCATAACCACGAACATAAATTTTATCTCCACGTTGATAAACACTTGTGTAAAACTTCATCATAACTCCAGATGTGAGTGTAGGGTATTACTATTATAATACCCTACAACGTCGTAAATGTCAAGCGAAAATTTTAAGTGCTTCTTCGAAAAGCTCTTTACGCTCTTCAAGTCCGATAGTACCACCATTGATCTTCTTTGATACTGTAGTAACATCACTCTTGTCAGCCCAATCATTAAGATCATGCTGGTCCCAGAACCAAGCGGCTGACATAATAGCGCCTTCTGGCGTTTCCAACCAGTCGGGATTGTTAATCAAATCAACTTCAAGATCTGCACCACATGCAGTGTAGTTCGAACGACCAGTCAACTGGATAGCACCGCGACCACGAAAGTGATAACCGTCGCCAGAGTCCTCATCACCATTACCCATGCGGTTGCAGTAAACGCGATTAGCAATAGCTTCAGGGTTGTTTGCGTAATCATCAGGGTCAACATCCCTGAAATACTTTGGAAAAATTTGAGAAAGGCGAGCAGCCTTGTAGTTCAAATTCTCATGAAGCCTTGTCAATCCACCTGACTCATGCCCTACCTGTGCAAGAAACATAGACAAACGCTTAGGTGTATTGATATCGAAATCTTCGATAATTTGATTAATTGGATCGACAAAGTTCTTAAGAACAAAATCGTCTGTATCTTCGAAAAAATTGCATAATTGTTCGAGTGTAACTTTCATATCTATCTCCATAAAAGGAAAGCGGGGAATTGCTTCCCCGCTATTTATTGTTAAAAAGACCGACTTGGGATTCTCTGTTTTAATGTATTCAAAACGACATTATGTACTTCACCACGGTAAATACCCAAATCGGCAAGCTCTCTATCAGTTAAACTATGGAGTTCAGAAGCTGCTTTATTATAGGCAAGGCTTCTACGTAACCAAGTTAATGTTTGGTTAGTATATGTAAATATATTAAACATTTATTTCTTAGCAACGACCGTAGTAGCTGCTACCTCTTCTTCGATGTCAATTTTCTTTGGCTTCTTATCTTCTGGGATAACATGCTCAAGCCAGATCTTTAGTAGTCCATTTACCATCTTAGCATTGTTGACAACAACATTATCTGCTAGTGTAAATGTACGAGTGAATGGGCGATCAGAGATACCCTTGTGAAGGTAATCAACGTTGATACCATCATCAGTAATAGTATCAAGTGTGGTATGACCAGCGATCTTCAGCTTGTTCTCTTCAAGAGTAAGCTCAATGTCTTGCTTACCGAAACCAGCAACAGCCATCTCAATCACATAGACATTATCATCTGTCTTCTTCAAATTAAATGGGGGATAGCCTGAGTGAGCTGCGCTATTGGCAAGGTATTGAGCAGTTTCCTGAACCTTCGAAAGAAACTTATCAGAGCCAACGAAAAACTTATCGAACTTGGCAAGGTCTGAGAATGTGTGGTCAAAACGATATGGTGTGTTAGTCATAGTAGTTCTCCTGTTAAGCGAGAGTTGATAATAATGAGACCCTTTTGGCATCTCATACTATTATATAGGTTGCGGCGCAATATTTTTAAAGGGGTCTAGTGTAATTTTTTTCCAAAAGTTTCTTGCGCTACAACAAATAATTGCATTACTGTTTGATCTAGTAAATAGATAGGTGTCATACCAGCAGATTTATAGCCTTGCCCGACGTTCCATATTCTAAAGAAGCTATTGTTTTCATCATCTGAACACATTTCTGCTGCTTGTTGAACTACTTCTTCTGGGATTTGAGTGTATTGAGTTAGAGTTTCCA